ACTCCATTTACATATTGATAAGATGTACCTCCAGAAAGTTTCCATACTATATGTTGCCAAGCTGAAGGATCACGATAAACTCCACTACTAACATTATAATTAGCATCTGCTGACGAAGAACGTAATTGTTGTTCATAGTAATACATTCTAAATCTAGTACTTTGATTACCACTTGTACCTGCATTTAATAGAGCCATTTCACCTTGGTAATTTGCTAGAGTACCTGATTGTTTAATCCAACAACTAAAAGTCCATGTCTGTCTATTACCTGCACTTCCGGGTGTCCATTTTAAATAACCAGAATCCCATCTAAAACTTTTGTCTATTTGATAATCATAAATAGTACTACCACCACCACCAGCAGCACCGGCAGCTCCTGCTATCATTTGATTACTTAGTAATCCCATGTGCTAAGCAATCGTTTTTATGTCAAGAGTTATTACTGATTGTATGGCTGTAGCAGTTTGAACAATATAATCTAATCTATCAATTGAATTAGCAGCTGTACTTAATGTTGGTCCAGTACCACCAGCAAATTTCCAGTTAGTTCCATAGGATAATGTACGTGAGCCTGTACCATCTTGCACAATAAATATAGAACCTGATTGTGAGATACCGGGATTAGTAGGATTATCTAAAGTTCTATTACCTGCAAGAGTTACTTGAAAATTATTATTTAATGCTAGGTTAGTAGAAATATTTGCAGCATCAGTTAAAGTAGTAACAGCTCCTACTTGAGCTGTGCTAAAAGTTTGAGTTTCGTTGGTTACAGCTCCTACGGAAGCATGGTAACTTGCAAGGTATCGTGCTCTGGTTGTCATATCTTTTCCTAACTAAATGCTAATTGTGGTGCACCCAACTGTATTGAGTCTACTGCTTTTACATAATAAGGTAAAACATCAACTGATGCAGCTGCTGTACTTAACGTAATTCCAGCACCACCTACTGTTTCATAATCTGTTCCAAGAGATAATGTTCTACTACCTGTACCATCTTGAACCAAAACTATAACTCCTGATTGTCCTACATTTTCTGTAGTAGGATTAGTAAAAGTAATGTTACCTCCTAGAGTTACTATAAAGTTTTGATAAGTATCATAATTAAAAGTAAAAGCTCCGGTTTCTGTAGAAGATACAGTATATCCTGCTTGAGCTTTAACCCATACATTGTTAGTATCATTCTTTGCAAGAGTAGAATTATCAGCTAACTTAGTAAGAGCAATACTTGCATTTGCATTAACAGCTACATTCATTAATGTTCCTGCACTAACTTTTACATTAGTAACAGCACCTGTTGCTAACTTAGGTGTAGTAACAGCACCATCAGCTATTTGACTAGATGTTACTATTGCATTAGCTGGTCCATTACCAAGGTATGACATTATGTTATCTCCAGTATTGACATTACAACATCAACAGAAGAAGCTGTGTCTGATGTTACAAATATTCCATCTCCTGTTTCTAGTACAACTTTCTGATCACCACCTATTACTATCAAAGAACCTCCTGATGGTATAGGTGCAGTCTTAACTAAAGCTGTATCAGTAGCTCCATCATTATGATCACATGTAACATAAATGGTACTAGCTGTAATGTTTGCTAAAGTTAATCCTATAATAGTTGTTTGTGTAGCAGAAGCAACTGTGTAATTTCCTACTCTTGTGTCACTTGTTCCTACTGCTTGTGATGTTTTATTTTTAAATGTATTTGCCATGTTATTATCCTAGTGCTATTGCGAGAGCTATAATTTCATCCGTTGTAGCTATCCCTGTTAAGTTTGAACCATTACCATAGTAGTTAGCAGCTGTAACATTACCAGACATAGTTAGTCCTACTCCAGATACTTGTCCTGTGAATACAGCTGTTCCTCCACTTAAAGTATTTGCTGTTGCAGAAGCTAATATAGAAGATGATACTACAGTTAATTGATTTACTGTAAAGGATGCTGCAGATGTACCTGCTGGTACATTAGTAAGATTAGAACCATCTCCCCAATATGCAGCTGCTGTTACATTTCCTACTACTGTTATACCGAGTGAAAAATTAGTTTGATTACCAAAAGTTTTATTTATAAATATATCTGTTGTTGATACACCTGCTAGTTGTGTACTACTTACAGGCATACTTGCTACTACATTACCACTAAAGGCTGAATGAGCTGGAGCTTGTAATCTTGCATAATGAGCATTACCAGTTTCACAATATAAATCTATATTTGCTGGTGAACCACTATCTGTTTTTACTTGTATACTACCACCTGCTACAAAAACATCTCCACCAATAGATGCAATAGCATTTACTGCCAGAGCTGTAGTAGAAGTTTTAACTCCTACATTAAGATTGTTTAGATTTAAATCTGTACCACTTGTAGGTAAAATAATACCTGTTAAGTTAGCACCACTTCCCCAGTATGCTGTTGCTGTTACATTTCCACTTACCACTAAACTAGATGCTGTGGCAGAAGCTAATACAGAAGATGATACAGCTGTGAGTTGATTAACTGTAAATGCTGCTACAGATGTAGGAGCAGTTGGTAAGTTAGTTAAATTAGAACCATCTCCCCAATATGCAGATGCTGTAACATTACCACTAACTACTAAACTACTTGCAGATGCTGAAGCTAATGCAGAGGAAGATACTGCCGTTAGTTGATTAACTGTGAAAGCTGCAACAGATGTTGAAGCACTTGGTAAGTTAGTTAAATTAGAACCATCACCCCAGTATGCAGTTGCTGTAACATTACCATTAATTCGTGCATTGTGATTAACTTGTAAGCCATCTCCTGTGCCTGTTAATTCTAATGAAGTAATAGTTAATGCATCTGAAACTTTTACAGTACCACTTACATTTGCTGTTGTTGTTGTAGCTGCATCTACTGTTATCGTAATTCCGTTACCAGCAGTTATACCACTCATTGTACCACCAGCACCAGAAGGAAGATTAATTAAATGTCTACCATCTCCATAATAAAATCCTGCACTTACTTGTTGAGTAAAGGTTGCACTTGCTCCTACAACCATAGTTCCACTTACTTTAGAACTAAAGTTTGCAGTTGCTCCACTAACATTACCAGTTACATTACCAGTAAGATTACCAGTTACATCTCCATTTACATCTCCAGTTAAATCTCCAGTTACATCTCCTACTACATTACCAGTTACGTTTCCTGCTACATTACCAGTTACATTACCAGTAAGAGCTCCTCTAAAACCTCCAGTAGCAGATACTTCATTAATAAAAGTTGCTCTGTTTCCTGTAAGAGTTTGTGCTACCCAAAGATCAGTTACAGATAAATTAGTTACAGACATATTTGCGGTAACTACAGCACTAACAATGATTCCATATCTGTCAATATTAAGACTATGCATAGGACCATAAGTCGCAGAAGTTACTCCACTAATCTGTAAAGAAATATTACTGTTACCTGCTTGTCCTGCAGTATTAGTAATAGAAAGTGGAGCTGTAGTAGTAAATTGTCTACCATAAGGTAAACCACTAACCATAGCAACATATCCTGTTACACCAGTTAAATCTGTTATAGCATTAATAGCAGAGGCATCAGCAGTAATTGTTGTACCATCTAATTGAAAAGCACCTGAAATATTAAATGTAGAATTAGAAAGTTGAATAGCAGAATTGTTTCCAAAACCATCTTGAACATTTTGTAGAGTGCTACTTACTCCTGTTGAACTAACCTTAAGTAGTCCACCATAAGTATTTGCAATTTTAGTACCGGTTAGTGTTGTCATTCTTTAGCTCCAAACTTTCTTTATCATACCACAGGTTAGACGAGATTCCAATCATTAGTTTGGTCTTCCCAATTCATTGTAGCATTCTCCCATGAAATATTTCTATCAGCATTGGAAGGTGGTCGAGGGTCATTCACAGGTACTTCTGGAGTTATTACAGGAGAATAGTTTAAAGGATTGTTTTGAATATTCCACATACCATCCCAACATTCAGGACATACCTTTGTATTATAACTAGTCTTTTGTAATGTGTGTAATTTATATCCAAAACCACATTGATCACAAATTCCCGGTGTACGAGAGTTACCACCCATTACGTAATGTAACCTAATCTAGGTACTATTCTCAAATCAGCTCTTTGACTATCGGCTTCAAAGGCTGTTGTAAATGTTTCTTCATAGTTAGCTTTTAACATCATAATTCTATCGCCCGGAGTATTAGGTCTTTTCATTGATAAGTAATAAGCTAATCCATTAATAAGACAGGGTAAGAATCTAAAAGGAACATCAGCATTTTGAATAGCACTCTTGGTAATATCATACAGCCTACGGACTCTATAGTATCTAAATGTATAAGTCTGAGTATTATCAGGCACAGGCCAGAAGTGTACTGAAACTGTATTCAATCCTCTGAGTGTAGCAAACTGTACTGGTCTTCCTGTTGTAGTCTTATCTACAATAGCTTCATACTCATTGTAAGATATACGAGTTAATTGTAAATCATTACCAGCAGCAGAAGCTCTCAGATAACCATCAAGTATATCTACTGTTGATGGATCTAAAGTTAGAGAGGCCTCATTAAAAGTTAATGTATTTGTTTGTAGATCAGTAGCCCATAGAAGAACACCACGATTCTGCCAGTCTGTTAGTAAAAGATTTAAACTACGTCTTGCACTACGACTATCATATCCTGTTTGTGGTTGACCACCGGCAAGCTCGAAAGCTTCCTCAATGATCTCATCCACATAGAAATCTAAATTAAATGCATTAGTACTTGATGTAGCCATTACTATTTCCTAAGCTTTACGTCTGTTAATCTTACCTTTTTTAACCATCTTAGAACCTGACCTACCATAAGATTCATTTCTTGAATTTGCTAATTGCTTTGCAGTTCTTTTCTTTTTAACTCTCATTGCAATTGATTCATCTTTACGAGCATTATATCCTTGTTTCTTTTTACCTACTACTTTAGCCATTTTACTTTTTCCTTTGTTAATTAATTGTTGTCCTATATTAGGTCTACTGATTGCCATTACCTATTACGCATACGAGCTGGCATACTAACTTTACCACCGGCATTATACTTTACTTTACCACCGGCAGTATACTTTTGTTTAGCTGGTCCACCTCTGTTCATCTTTACAACAGAAGGTCCTGTACGAGCAGCACCATAACCTTGTCCGGTTGGTCTTGCTATGGTATCAGGAAAAGAATCTAGTTTAAGTTTTTCTCCTGCACCTGTTCTAGCTTCCTTGGATGATTTAAAATTATTCTTAAGCATTATATTTTTCCTCCTTTATAAAATGATGATACTATTTTACCACCCTTAGCTTTACTAAATAAGTCATCAGAATATTTTTTATCTCTAGCTTCATTTTCTTCAAATAATAATGGATCATCTTCAGGATCAATTTGATGCATATATTTTCTTGATAACCTACTAAGTTTATTAGCTGCTTTATCTAGAATTTTATCTGTCCAGCCTTTTTGTTTTTGTGACATTATATTTTTCCTCCTTTATAATATGAAGCTACAAGTTTAGAACCTATAGAGCCACCTTTATTAAAAATTTTTTTCTTTGGGTTAGCTGGTATTTGATCTTGCAATAAAAAAGCAGGACCTACTTTTACTTTTCTTCCCATCTTTTTTAGTGCTTCTTTCATTAACTTAAAGTTATCAAGTCTTCTTTCTATTGATTTAGGTTGTTTACCTTTATCTAATTTATTAAGTTCTTTTTTAATTGCTATATTTTCATGTCTTATTTGTTTAGATGTGGGATAACCTTTACGTCCTTGTATTTTTCTAATAGAACTTTTTTTTAATTTTTTTTGTTCTGGAGATAATTTATCATACATTATTTTTCCTTAAAATGATTCATACAAAGATGCAACTAATCCACCACCAGAAAATCTAGCAGAGCCTGTATTATTTTTTGGTTTCTTTCTTGTAACTGGTCTATCAATTACTCTAACTTTTTTATTCATTGGGTTTCTATGTGGAGCTAATACCAATTTAGTTTTAGGAGCTGTCGTTCCTCTTTGATAACTTCCTTTACCTACTTTCTTTCTACGTGGACCTGTATTTTTATTTCCCATAAGAGCACCGGGATTTTGATTACGTCCTGTATTAATAGTTATCTTTAATGCAGAATCTTTATTATCTTTAGAATAATCTACATTAGAAATATTTTCTAAATCAGAAGATAGATCAGGAACTTGAGGACCTATACCTTTATTTCCTGTATTTTTTTTAACTTTAACTGTTCTATCATTAAGTCCTTTATTACCATCTTGATATTCTCCTAGTTTATTGTTAGGATTTCCTTGAGATAGTAATGTACGTAAACCTTTTGATGTATAGTCTTGATTAGTAAAACCACCATCTTGTGGCATACCTACTTGTTTAAGATTATGAGCATACTTAGATTTTTTCATAGGAGTTTTTTTAACAGGAGCTGCTTTAAGAGTAGGTTTTTTTCTAATTTCTTTTAAAGAATTTCTTGGTCCACCAAGTCTTCCTTTTTCTACACTTCTTAATGAAGTTCTTTTCCCTGTCATTTGTGGTTTAGGTGGATTATTAAATGAAGTCTTTTTATTATTTGGTAATCCCCTGTATGCGCTAGTAGCCATATTAGCTTCCTCCCTTTTGTACTGTGTCAGGAGTTCCTGCTGGACTCCAGTTATCTTGCATTGTATTAGTTCTTGAACGTCTAGCTCTGTTACGAGTTCGTGCTGCTTCTGTTGCATAGTTTTGTTGCCATGCTTGTAGTACTGTATAATCTTTCATAAAGTATGTAGCCTCTATCATAGTAGCATCAAACAATAATGATGGACAGAAGTCTGTTAAATAATTTGATTGTGTTGATGAGGTTAGTGTAGTCAGATTAGTTTGATAAGCTATCTCTGCATCAAGAGTTGCTGAAGGAGTAGGAGCTATTTTAATCTGTGTATTACTTTTAAAACCATAGTACCTAGGTGTACCAACAGAAGCTTCAACAGGCCAGTAGTCCACTACATAGTCATACTCTCTCTGTAATAAAGAACCTTGAGAACCAGCAGTATTTACTACTAGTCCTTTTACTAGTTGTGTACCAGTTGGTACTGTTATAAAAGGATTGTTAATACTTACTGCAATACTTACGTAGCTAGTTAAACCAATATCATCTATGTCCCCAAGTATTCTTTCTTGAGCCCTACCCACCATATTAGGAAGCTGACTAACAAACTCTGTAGCTTCATTCTCTGTGGTTGCGATAACTGAACTTACTAATGCAGTATAATTCATTTAACTATCCGTAATAAATATAGGTACGTGATTTAGGATCAGAAGTAGAAACAATAACTTCAGTTCCATCTACTGCTACACTTACCATTGTCATCGAAACTTTTCCATTTACTCTAATACCCAAGGCATCAAAATAAATTGTATCACTTTGATTAACAACAGTAATAGGTTGTTCTATTATTGTTCCTGATACATCAGCTAATCTTATTATTGTATTAGCTGTAGAACCAGCATAACCAAAACCTCTTATACGAGTATCTATAATAGACACACCTGTTTGTAAGTCTACCATATTCATGCCGCCAGCTGTTGAAACTTTATAGCTTGCAAAAGCACTTCTAATATTTGTTGCCATCTTTTACTCCAATTGTCAGGGGAGAAAATTACTCCTCCCCTATTATAAACTAAACTTAATACTTATGGAAATTAAGTTGTTGGAGCAGTAACAACATCCACTACATTATTAAAGTTACGTCTTTGTAGATAATCAATTACTACATACATTCCACCAGTAGTACCTGCAGTACCTGCTGGAGTATGTGTACAAATTATTCTTTGATCAGTTGCACCTGTGTCAGTCCATGCTGATGTATTAGCAGTAGTTCCACCTATATTGTGAAAACCAATTGTACCACCTATAGCAGCATTTGCATCAACATATAAATCAATATCACCTGCAGTACCTATATCAAAAGTATCAGATGTTCCTGAATTAAATATTGCTGTTACATGTCCATGCATTGCAGTAATCATACTACGTGCTGGAATAACAACAGTTGTAGATACAGTAGTATCACCAAGTGATACAAAGAAAGCTTGAGAGCTTTGTACCCAACCTATGTTTTTAACGTCTGTTCCTACTGAGGTACCAGTAGTTTGTGAAATAGAACCCGTTCTTAATGGTCCTGAAAAAGTTGTATTCGCCATGTTATTTCTCCTGTCGTGGCTAATGTCAGCTTTCGCTGTCAGAAGTAATTATTAAAAAGGGGAGAGTTCGAACCTAATCCTATTAAGTTACTCTCCCCTGTAGTCTAAAGGTTAACTACCTTGTGATCCAAAGTAACCTCTCCAATCAGACCAACCGAAAGAATATCTTTCTCTAGCCTTGTATCGTAGGTTGCCTGTATCAAAGTCAGGTAACATTTGTGTTTGCAATGGTGTTCTGTTAAACATTTTAGTTGCGTTAGGGCAATCTGTTTTTAAGAACCATGCATCCGCATCGCTGAATCGTTTATTAACGAAGTAACCATTAGGTACTAGACCTCCATGATTAATTGCATTAATGTCATTATCAGCAGTACCCGGTCTGTAAGGACTGTCTAATAGACGAGCAGCTGCAAACTGATTGTGTGGTGCAATGTGAATTGACAATGCATTTGTACCAATCAAAATGTTTCTGTCGTCTTTAGCAGTTTGTACAGATACTAAACCTGACTCAAGTGATGCTTCAGATAAGTCAGTTGTACCATTAGTAGCTATCAAATTACTTTGATTTCCACCACCAATAGTAGGGTGAGCAGCAGAGAATAAAGGAACTCCATCTCCACCACCATAAAGTACGTTGAATCCTTGATTGAAAACATCAGCACCTTTTACTTGTTTAGTATTTGCCATCGCTCTTGCAAGACCTCGTGCACGAAGTTTAGAGAATGTATCATAAAGATTATCCTCCATAGCTTCTTCTGTTACACTAAAGGCTAATGCAATTGTTTCTGCAGTATACCTTGCTGTATATGAATCCTGAGCGGTATCATATTGTACAGCAGCACCTTCGTTTTTAACTGGAGCTGAGCCAAAGCCTGTGAAGAGTACTTCTTCTTCAAATGCTCTGTCTGAGTTTTCCATTTCAAACAATGGTGTTAATTCATCCACAACTTCTCCGTATTCCATGCCAAATATAGCATTTAATCCGGGAACAAGTTGCTTCGCAATACTAGCTCTATTAATAGCAGCCATGTTATTTCTCCCTTTCTATTATACTATTGTCTGTGCACGAAGTGCATGGTGGATTAATTCTACTTCCAATGACGGATAAGCAGAAGCTTGGGTATTTCCCGGGACTCCTTCATATGCAATAGGACGTAACAAAGCTGTTGCGCCTGTTTTACCTGAACTAGCATCTAATGAGCCATTACTTTGACCTGTGATAGTAGAACCTGTGCCTATGTTAGCTTCATAATTAAGAGTCATTAAGTTTTGTGCTGAAACAGCACCATCTGCTTGCACAATAAATGTAGCAAATGGATCATCACATACATAGCCTATAGCTTGTGAACCTGATAATACAGCTGTTGAAGCTGGCCAATAAGCTGACCATGTTGGTGTTCCATTAGCTGCTGTATATTGACAGCCTTGGAATACTCCGATAGGTGGTGAAGCAGAATTATTTCCTGCTGCAAGAATGTTTAAATTTCCTGCTGCAACTTCTACAAGAGTACCAGTATACATTGATGTGGCATAACCACTAGCAATATTATACATGTTTGTTCCTGTAGAGTTGGAAGCACTTCCCCATCTTCGAGACGGAACTAATCCGTTTGGTGATGCAGTATCTGACATCGTTATCTCCCTCGTGTGGTTAGTTAGTTACAAAAAAAATTACAGTACTAAGACGAAAACTTTGGCTGTCTTCCTACTGTAGTCTTACTCTTGCTACTATTTGAAATAGGCATTCGAGAATCATTGTTTGACATCAATTGCTGATTTACAGCATCCATCATACCATCTGATTTCTCTTGATAATACTTATTTCTGGCTTCTGCTTGTCCTTTGGCTATCTTGGCAAGGGCGACATCCCCTCGAACAACGCAGTTTTCATAGCGACCTTTGTCTATCACGAGAGACGTTGGTAACATTTCCGGAACTTCCTTTGGGTCTACAAACTCGTAACCTTGTTGTGTTTTTCTTCCCACATTTTTATAGTCATCATCTCCTTTTAAAGATATACGTATCCAACGTAGTGCCAGTCCTTGGCTTAAAAAGCGATCATAAACTTCATCTGGAATATCTAACAGATTAGGTTCTTCGTATACATACTCTCTAGTTTGTTCTTCTCTTGTTTCCGTATTACGTGATGTTTTCATTTTTTGCACCCTTCTATCCACGATCAATGTTAGTATACTCACCTGAAGATTCTGACTTTCTCTTCTCGGCTGCATACCTCTCTAAAGGTATATTCCACTTCTTAGCAAGGGCTACGTCATCTTGTGTTAACTTAACCTTCTTACTTTTAGAAGTAGGAGGAGTTCGTGAACTTCCTGCTACTACCTGTCGAGGGGCCTTCTCCGGTAGACCCTCCCCGAATTTATGAGGGAAATTAACTTTCATTCGATTGTCAACTTCATCATAAAACTCTGATGAACTAGGATCATATCCTTCTTGCTTCAGTTGAGCATCTATAGCTAATGCTGAAGCTGTCATGATTTGATCTTGTCCAAACCAATTGTTATCTGGCTTCTTACTCCACTCTATTGCCACCGGATCAAACTCTTGTTGTTGGTTAGCTTGAGGTTGGGCTTGAGCTTGCATCCCTTGAGATGGTGGAGCTTCTTCTATTTCTTTCTTAACACGTTCCAGATGACTCTTATCTTTACTAATATCATTTAAGTCTACTTGTGCTTTTGATATTGCTTCCTGAGAAGCTAACATCTTTTCTTTATTGCCACTATCATAGGCATCTAGATAACTTTGTTTTGCCATCTCTAAGTGCTGTTGAAGTAACTTTTCATTACTGGTATTAGCAGTCTCTCGAAGATTTAGAGTACCTTGAGTCATTTCTGATTGTTGTTTCTCTAAAGCTTCTATACGTGCTTGAGCTTTTATTAAAGCTTCTTCACGTTCTTTTCTTTGCTTAACCAGATGTTGTATTCTTTTAGAAGCACCATCAGTATCAATACCTTCTAACTCTGGTATTTCTTTCTTAGGTTCTTCTTTTACTTCTTCTTTTTCTTCAACAACTAATTCTATTTTTTCAATAGGTTCTTCATTCTCTACTTCAAAAGCTACTTCTTCTTTTTCTTTGGAGGATTTAGAAGTATCTATTTCGCTCCATTGTTCTTCTTCTGCCATTTTACTCTCCATAGTTTGCGAACACTAAGATTACGCATAGTTATTTTATAACATACAATATAGACTTAAGCAACTAAGTTAATGCTTGTATCCAATACTGATGGGTCTTTTATTGTCATTAACACTTGATCATCATATATTAATAACATCTTCACACCTTGATAAACAAACTTAGTACCAGTTAATTTACCATAGCATACATAATCTCCTTCTTTACACCAAGGTCCAGTAGGAAATTTAGATTCATCTCCGTAAGATAAGTCACCTGTTTTTAAAACTCTACCTACAGTTGTAAGATAAGAAAGGTCATCCTGTAATTTACTAGGAATAATAATACCACCCTTAGTCTTTTTCTTTGCAGTAACAGGTCTTATTAAGATATGAAAACCGGGAATGCTTGGAAGTTCTTTTGGGTCAGCTACTTCTTCTTCACTTATCCAATCATCATTAGTTATAGAACCACCTAGATTAGGATTCATCATTAAATTTCTTCTCCTTCTTCAGTCTGCCATTTAATACCATTTTGTTTTTCTTTGTGCTGTTCAGGATCTACATCTGGTATTATCTTCCACTCAGTATCTTGACGAGTTGTCGGATCACAGCTTCCATAAACAATTTTTATATCTTCAGGCTTATCTACATTAAAATCTATAAGGTCATCATAGTAAGGACCTACTTTAGTTTTGAATGTAAGAGATAACATTCTCTCACAATTCTCTGAACTTAAATCTTTAGAGTAAGGTGCACTTTCAAATCGAGTACACTCCCCATTAAAACAGATGAGGAGTATAGCTACATGAAATAATTCAAGCATTAAAATTTAAACTCTTGTTCAAAAAATATAATACCATCATCATCTATGTTAGTATTAAACTGATTCATATCTTTACCAGTTTCTCTATCCCAACCAAATTTAAAAGTATTACCACTTACTTGTTTATATTTTCCAAACAATCTCATTTTACTTTTTTCATCTTCGTCCATGTCAAAATAATATCTGTAACCTGCTGACCAACCCGGAAGTGTACTGTATCCATTATTTACTTCTTGTGCTTCTGCTTCAACAGAAGGCTTCATAAATACAACACCACCAATTATTATTCCAGCAATTATTACAATCGCTATCCAAAAAATTTTAGTCATCTTCTATCCTTTTTTTTATTATTGTTATAAGCTTGTCCTTCGATAGTTCAATACCACTTATAGTACCAACAATCTGCTTATAATGGTTATAGTCTTCTATTGCTCCTGATGCAAGCATATCTTTTAAGTATTCTTTTTCTTTATCAAAAGCATCTTTAATCTCGTCAAACATATCCATTAAGTTTTAGCTTTTTTCTTAGCCGTTGCACTTAACTCTTTTAAATGAAACAACTTTACAGAAGTCGGTGTATGGGTCTTTCCTGTATGAAGAGAACCATCTGCCATCTTATGGCTCTTACCTTTAAATAAAGTTCCATTTTTTTTATAATGATTAACACCTTTCATGTTTTTTTCCTTTTCTTTTTATTTTTCTTTTTATCCATGGCTATAGCTACAGCTTGCCTTTGTGGATAACCTGCATCAATAAGTTCTTTAATATTATAGTTAACAGCTTCTTTACTTTTACCTGTCTTTAAGGGCATCAGAATTTTCCACTTCACTAATTTTAATTAAGTTATCAATAGCTCTTTCAGCTTGCTTCTCATCTTTTTCATCTCCTTGCTTCTCAGCATCAAGAGCAAGACGAGCAGCTAACTCAGCATACTTAGTACTTATTTCAGTATTCTTTACTTCAAGTTTACCAGCTGCATCCAAAGCTTTAATAGCTACTTCATCTTCTTTAAGATTAACTTCACGATCTTTAATAGCTAAAGTTGCTGCATCTTTCGCTGCATCTATCTCTACTCTTTGTTCATCCAGTTCAATACGTGCTTTCTCATTCAGTAACATTTGTTGTTCAGGAGATACAGCAGCTTGCATATTCATATTAGCTTGAGCAATTTCTTGTGCAGCTTGAGCCATAACCATTTCCATAGTTTGTGGATCATTAGCAACACCACTTGCTTGTACCATACCACCAAGTTGTTCTTGGTACTGTAGTAGTATATGTTCACGTATGTTAGCTTCAAGAAGAGGTTTACCCTGAGCCATTAAAGGATTACCACCTATTGCAGGGTCTTCCATGAATGCAGTCTTAAAGATAATATGTGCTTTATGATTCTGTCCCGGATAAGCTTTAATAGGTTGTCCTTGACTTAGTGCCATGATATCACCCATTGGATCTCTTGGTTCTGCTTTAGGTTCCGGTGGCATAACTTGTTCTAGATTAGGAAAGTTTAATGCTAGTAATACTTCACGATACAAAGCTCTTGTATCAAAAGTACCCGGAGGTGTTTGTTGTGCCAGAGATAAAGCCATTTGACTTAAGGCTGCTCTATGTGCACTACTTGGTATGTTAGGATCAGATACCGGTGATACATCTATTCTACCATCAAAGTCTTGTTTAAATATAGACATGTCTCCACCTATAACTTCGTAAGGATAGTTAGGTGGTAAGAAGTCATAATTAATTTGTGCCAGTAACTGGAACTCATCTTTCTGAGACTTGTGTAATCTTTTATGAATAGCTGTAAAGAACTTACTACTTGCCTCTATCAGAGCCATGGTAGTACCTACTGGTCCTGCATTTGTTGAATCTGCTATAACTTGTTCTGTAGAATCAGCAAACTTACCACCAGTCTTTACAACAAAGTCCATCATAGCCATAAGAGTTTGTGATGGTTCTTTGTAGGGTAAAGGTATGATAGCTTTACTTAGGTCAATGCCGGTAGCTTCTACCTCCTTGAACTCACCCGGAGCTATAGGAGCATTGTCTCCAACCATTCTAACACCTCTTGCCTTGAAGCCACCCGGTAGATTAGCAAACTGACCAGCATCTACTAGTGATCGCATGGCAGTTGTTGCTGTCATAGTTAAGTTACCAAGGAAATGTATAAGGCCTAGACCATAGAAACCAAAGCCCGGTACATACTTATAGTGTGTAAAGTGTAGTTTCTTCTGGAACTTAGGATCATTCTCATCATAGTTTCTACGTATACATAGTATCTTTCTAGATTCAAGGTCTGCTGTTACAACATATGGTATAGCTACACCTTCATCATCATCATCTAGATTTAAATAACAATGTTGTTCTAGTAAAGTATATTGAGGATCATTAGCTTCTCCTTGAGCTAGTCCCATAATCTCATCCATCTTGGAACCAATAGGAGTCTGTTCTGGTACACCAGCTTTAGGTAAGTCTACATCAGCATACATGCCACTTGCTATATCTCTTTTAATATCGTTTGGAGATTTGTAAATGACATGAGTATACCTATCTGCTCTACGTAAATCTGTTGCATAGTATGACACATAGAATTGGTCTATAGGTATGTACTCAGATACCGGACGTTCTAATGTCATATCATAATAAATTTTCTTGAAAGAGGAACCGACTAATGGTAAGTTAAAAAGCATTCTTTCAAACTCATCAAAGTATTCTGGCATCTGATCAGTCAACTGGTAGTTCATGAACTGTTTAACACGTTGTGCTTGCATCTCACGTTCCGGTGTTACCTTACCTAGTATTGCTGATTTAACTGGTCCTCCTGAAGGAAAGAGTTCTTGGCTGGCTTTGGATTGAAACTTTACAGCTGATTCAATCAAGAGTGGGTGAACTGCAGTACATGCTCCTTCAAAAGGATCGCTTGTTTCTTGGAGTTTTAAACCAAGAAGATCGAATCCTCTTTCAAATGTTTCTTCCCATTCTGCTCGGGAATCTTTATCCGCTTCATATCCATCTATAACTTGCATACCTATCTCTTGTAATTTATCTTCATCAAGAGTATCTACTAAGTTATCAAAGTGTTCTCCTATCATAGGCTCCACTTCAAACTCTTCTTCACCTTCTATTTCAAACTCAACCTCACCATCAGGTTCTAAGCCTAATTCTTCTGAAATCTTATCCAATGCTACAGCTTCTGGCATACCTTGAAATGGGTTACGTTCTACAGCCATTATATTATCCTTTGTTTATTATAATTATTATAGGGATCTCTTTCAATACGACCACCTTTATTACTTACCATTACTTCATCTTCTACTTCAAGAGAAGCCATACCCATTGGTTCTTCCATTGTAGATTCAGGGCCTAATATTTTTTCAAGATACCCAACAGTCTCACTCGGTATTTTGTCTGGATCTGATCCACCAGCTATCCACTTCCTTACGTTACCATAACCCCAGTTATAAGCCATCAAAGCAAGTTTGTTATCTCCTCCAAATTTATTTCTTAGTGCATTAAAGTATTCACTACCAAACCTTACATTCTTTACAGGATCTAAACGATCTTTTTCTGATATAGGACTCACACCAAAACCCGGATCTTTTGCTGTGTTTTTCATTATCTGCATCAAACCTTGAGCACCTACTCTACTTTCAGCATTGGGATCATTACTTGATTCTGTTTGTATTATTCTTTCTATAATAGGATCATTATCTATGATAGCATTAATTTCTGGATTATTTTCCCACGACTTTTTATATTGTTCTCGAAATAAACTTTTAGGTAAATATTTATTACCTATAGAAATAGTTTCTTCTTCTATACTATTAGGAGTTACTTGTACTTCTTTTTGTACTTTTGTTGTTTGATTATCATTTCTAAAATAACCATCACTTGGTAATGCATTTAATAATTCTGATAGTCCATCCATTAAAAATTCCAATACGTTTTGTTTTTACTTGGCTTACTTTCATACTCAGGGTCATCTGGATGTGTCAGATGCCACGAATCTTTTAAGTAATGTATAGCCATGGTCATTGCATCCACTTGGTCATCATGTTTACCATAGGGAAACTGTATTGCTTCAGCAAATAAATCTTCTGCCCAGTCTTTGTGCCTAGGTAAAAATAATCTTCCTGCTTCCATGATAGGGGTAGCAGCATGTACTCTAGCAATTTTATCACGATCTGGCAAGTAATCCAACACCGGTAGTCCAGCTCTACGTAAATCTTGTAACAGGGACTGTCCTGATGCTTTCTTTTCTATTATGCATATGTCTGGTCTGAACTCATCATAGAGTTCTTGTGCCACTCTACGAAGGTCAGGATACTCCAATCTTTCTCTATGATTACCTAAGAGTATAAGACAAGGAGCGAAGTATTCTCTACCTTGATGATCTTCTACCTCTGCATCAAAGACACCCCATGTTTGTATTACACTATAATCTGCAGTAGATCTTGTGGAGAAAGCTGTGTCATATGTCTGTATTATCTTCTCACATGTGGGTGCATCTTCCTCATCCCATCTCTGTAACCATGTAGACTTTATGGAACCACCTTCATCTGGTGTAGGATTCTGCATATATAATGCATTCCAATACTTGGCACCATTGTTGGCACGTATCTCTGCTTCATCCATCTTAAGTATCTTGTCCGGTTTCCACTCCGGAAAATACGAACCACCTATAGGTAGATCCAGAAGATTAGCTGACTCTGCGTCCAGCCATGCTGGTATCGACAATACTTCCCATGGTGTGGTCTCTGCTGTTTGATTATTCAGGAGCCATCCACAGAGATCGTCTTCATGGTATCGTGTATTAATAATGACAATAGACCCATTGGGCATCAGACGAGTTCTTAGACCAGCTGGAAACCAATCCTTTATATACTTACGTCCTGCCTCGGAGAAGGCATCTTCTTCAGACATAGCATCATCTATCAAAGCTATGTGTGCACCACGACCAGCAACCTGCGATCTGACACCAGCAGCAAAGTATGTACCATTCTGATTAGTCTTCCACTTACCTGCAGCTCGCACATCCTGTCGGAGTGAGACCCCGGGAAAGATTTCTTTATATAGGTCTTGCTTCAGTATATCTCTTACTGTTCTACCGAAGTCACTTGCTAGTTGATCACTATGAGAGATAGACATGATCTGATGATTAGGATTACGTCCTATGTACCAGCTGGGAAAGAGTTGTGAACACAGTAAACTCTTACTGGATCTGGGTGGAAGAAAGACCATCAGTCTCTTTGGTTCAGGAGAATCTACTATCTCTTGGAGTTTATCCGATATAACTTTTATATGTGCACCTACCTTGAAGTCATCCACAAGGGTAGGAGCTACGAACTTAACGTAGGAGAAGAAACTTGTTTGTGATTGTTTTAATGCTCTTACATATAAACTTTCACGAAAAGCCTCTTTAGTGTTCTGTATTACTTCCACTCTTTACAACCTTTAATCCTATAACATCAGCTAGTTTTTGAATATCATCATCACTACTGCCTGTCATACTACTGAACTCTTGTTTAATTTCTTTCTTGTCTACAAACATTCCAAGGTGTTTTGCTATGGATTCCATAGACCTGTTGGCATTTGTGTAGTCATCATTGTCAGTTGCTCTAAGATAGGTTTGATACATCTTGTCAATAACTTTCTCTGCAGTCCATGATACTTTCTCTACAACTTCTTCTCTTAAAGTTTCTACGTATGCTCTTATCTTTGGATTGCTAAGGTATTGTTGTGCTCTCTTGGCTGTCTTGCTCTTGTCAAGTTCACCAGTATCGGTACGAACTACAGGAGCATACCCTGCATCTATTAGTGCTTTGGATGCATCATTGGTTGCTATATAAGCTTCTGCAAACTTTTGCTGCTTAATAGTTAGTCCATAATCATTTACTGATTCTTTAGCCATAGTCAAACTATAACAGAGAATGACAATAGAGACAAGTACTTTATATAATTAAATGTTTGCGTAGTTTCGGAATGTATGTTATTTTATCTTTACAAGACCCGGTAAAGACCTATAACTGATAATCATTATTAGTGATCCCCAAAAACCCAATATGATAATTTTGCTCTATATGTGGGGGTGGGGTATATATATACTATACTAAGGGGGGTTTGGGGGTCTCCCCCTTGCCTTATAACTGCTGAGCGAAAGCGAATCTACAAATCTTTTCTAAAGCCTTAATAAAAGAACGAGCGGAGCGAGTACTATAAAAATCTTTCTTGCCTGTCTTCTTTCTTGGATTTGCTCGTAGAGGAAATCCCCAAATTTTCACATAAAAAAAATCCCTGTTAAATTAATAACAGGGATCTTCCTCAATGCTGCGCCCTATCCTCTGGCTAGATACTTGAGTTCTTCTGGTGTCCTTTCTATAACTCTATCGTATCCAGACAGATATTGATTTAGATGTCGGGAAGTACTAGGACTATAATTCTGACTAGTTCTAAATATATCTTCCGCAGTTAAGACACTAACAAGTGTATCATAACTATAGAAAAATAAATTTCCTTCCCTTCCTATCTCTAACTTAGTTGGTGATAGTCTCTTAACCCACATACTTCCTTACTCCTTTCTTATTTTCTGGTCTTGTTCTTATATATTCCATTGCTCCAACTAATGGGATTAGATTTTGGTTAACATGAGCAACTCCAGCTTTAGATACTGTCATTGGTCGCCCGCCTGTTCCTTTTGGTCTGTATCCAACTTTTATCATGCCATTCCTTGATTCGAAGTACTTCCATACTACGTCTCTTTTGCGTCCTGACAATCTAACCAATTCTTTAAGAGTCAAAAATTCATTACCCTTTAAGTCTACTAATACTGTAAAAGACAAGCTCAAATATTTAGCAGTATAAGATTTAAATAAATCAGAACTACATAATATAGAACTAAGGTTAGGAATAATCTCCTCATTATATACCATTGAATTGTTAGATTGCGTTGATGCAATACATACCGACGCTTTTAGAAGTGCCTCTATTTTTGTTAACATTATTTGTACCAATTTAATTCTCCTTATTTTGATATCATTATTAGTGGGAAAAGCCCCACATATTTAATATAGCATTATTTAATAATTTTTGTCTAATTTATTTTAATTATTTTTTTTGCAGAAGCCTCGGCACTTTGCAAATGAGAATCATTCTCAATTAAAAATATATAAAAAAAAAAATAAAAAAAAAAATAAAAAAAAATTTTCCTAAAAAAAAAATATATTTATGGACTTTGTGGAAGTTAAATTTATGGACTTTGTGGAAGTTAGTTTTGTACTCC